TGCTTGTTTGAAGTCTTTGGCGGTGGGGGCTCCTTTGCTCCCAACAGGACGCATCTTTTCTTTGGAGCCAGCTTTAATGCGCTCTTGCTTGGCATTAATTGCGGCATAAAGACCTTGTTTCATTTTTTGTTCCGATTGGTTGCAGTGCGTTGACCACGCTTGGGCATCTTGGCTTCAGACATCGCAATGGCAACGGCCTGATCCCTAGACTTGACCTTTTGACCAGAAGAAGACTTGAGCTTCTTATCTTTGAATTCACCCATTACTTTGCCGATTTTCTCGGCGGCTTTGTCCATCTTCATAAGAAGTCTCCAAAAAGGTACGGGAATATTACCATACGGCAAAAAAAGAGCCACGTATTAGGTGGCTCTAAACTCTCAAGGAAGGGTCAAACCAATCCACGGATCAGCCTTTTTATCGGCTTACCCCATGAACTGCTCTTTCCCCAAGAAATAGTCGCAGCATCCGAGGCAAATGTCAACACAAACGCATCAGCCATGTCAGGAGATTTCAGCCCCCTGCGTCTAATATCGTCCTTGGACTCAATTTTTATCTTGCCGTTAGAGGTAAACGTATACCGGACAGTCGCCAGTTCAGCAATCAAATCCTCGTTATTCGGTATCTTGCAGTCCCTTTTCTCCAGCCAAGCCTTGGCTTTGTGCCAAAGTTCAGCCCTGAGATTGAGATAAGTCCCACCCATTGCAGGACTCTCAGATACGTTGATCCCTCGGGCAGGAAGGTTCAACTCCCGCAGTCGATCCACCACACCAGCACCCAGACCGATACTGTCTACCAGGATCTCTGTTGGTCGGTTCTTATGGTCACAGGCCTCGTACTGAGCAACAACAGCACCCGTTAGTTGCATCAAATCCAAGTTCCTCCACCTCTCTAGGGTATGGACCACGTTAGATTGACGCTTACACAAAACTGACGAGTCGGAACCAAATCGAGCAACGTCCAACCCCCAAACAATAGGAGCATCCTCGTAGGCTCGGGTATCTCGGTGTTTGGCAGTATCGAGTAGCTCCATAGGGATGATGGTGTCGTCATCACTACGGGGAAACTCACCCAGAACACGGATACGGAAGGCGTTACTCTCCTCTCCGTACCTGGACTTCATGTCATCAACGTACTCAGTACTGACCCGTTTGGAGTCAACACAGGACACCCGCTTGGTCCACCACTCGTCTTTTAATCGGTTGTGTGTGTCAAAAAAGAACCCAGAAGACCGGACAGGGTTACCCAAAAGGATAGTCAAGGCGTTGTGGCCAGACATAGAACCAGCAGCGGCCTCAAACACCGCTTCAGGCACACCAGAAGCCTCATCAGCCACCAGCATGACGTTATCCGAGTGAACTCCCTGCAAAGCTTCAGGTTGCTCTGCTCGACTTGTCCTGGCCGATATAAAGGCTTCAGTCGAACTTGCCTTTAACTCAATTCTTTCTTGTTTGACATCAAGAAGATCCTGAATAGGTTGAGGTAGCTCCTTGACCCATCTCTTCAATTCAGCAAACAAAGCATCGTAGAGTTGGGCAGAAGTAGGAGCAGTAACCACCACCTTGACCGGATACCTTGTCAACAAGAACCAAAGCATGGCCCAGCTAGCTGTCGTACTCTTGCCAACACCGTGACCAGAACGAATGGAGATCTTCCTCTCTCCAGAAGCCACAGCATTCAAAAAGTCCTGCTGCCATTCATCAGGCTCTACTCCTAAAACCTCTTTGACAAACTTAACAGGGTCGTTTCTGTAGAGCTTAATAAACTCAATAAACGGGTTATTCATTGTTTTCCAATGTAATGACTTCTGCCTTTAAATGCTTCAAAGCTTGAAGATGCAAATCACCCATATTGATATTCACCTGGGTTTTAGACGTATCCCCATAACCCTCCGGGTCCAACTTACTAGCCATCCACTTTCTCGTATCAACCTGCAACCTAGCCTTATTCACCCCAGAGTTACTACTCTCATCCACTTGGTCGGCAATCTCCAAAGCCTCTTCAGCTAACTTCTCAGCCTTCAACTTCCTCGCATTGATTACCGCAGTCCTTCTCTCCTCAGTATGGTTGATCCAAAAAGAAAGCATAGGCCTAGAACACTCAATGAACTCAGCCAACCTGCCAATAGTCATCCCCTGCGCTATATGAGCAGTAACAAACTCTATCCCTCCCATCTCCTCTATCTTCTTCTCCAAAGCCCTACGCATAGGATATCCAGCCATGTTCTCTCCTTTGATTTGGTGTCTACAAATTCTAATCCTAATTTGAAATAAAAAATTTTTTTGGAAAGGGTTCGTTTGTTTTTGGAATGCCTATTTCGATGTGTGTTTGTCTACTGCCACAGACCGCACCCCTGTTTCCATCAAGGGGGGGGTAAACCCTACCCTTACGTACAAACCCTTACTGGTAAACCCTTAGGTAGAAACCCTACTGTACGCATCCACACCCCTGTACGCCCATACAGCACCAGGGTAAACCCTACTGTATATCCATCCAGTACTGGCCATGCATACAGCTCATAGGGTAAACCCTAGGTTATGCAATAAATGCATAGTTTGTCTCATGGGTGCGTAGAGTGGTGATGTAGCGGTGCATGAAAGGTTGGTCTAGTGTTTTATCTTAGGGTTGACATAGGCTCTTGAAACCCTAGTCTCCCTCTATGTTCTCCCTCTATAGACCCTCTATCTAGTCTTGTCTCTTACCCTACAGTTAGAAGAGACCTTGACCTAGGGTTGTTGGTTGTTCGCGGATCTCACTGTAGCTACAAAATCAAACGCTACTTAGGGTAAACCCCTAGATTCCCAGGCGAAAAAACACCCTAGAATCTAACCACCGAAGCGCAAAGCCTAGGCCACTTCAATCAATGCAAATCAAAGGAAGTCATATGACACTCGCTAACAAAGCACGTACAGCAGTAGCAAAGCTGACCGGATATCAAACCAAAGGGGATGGGTTTACTAAGGTGCACCACTCCCTCACCCTTACCAATGCCCTTCAATGGGCTCATTGCTACGACAAGGCCACTGTTACCCGTTTCGGGTTGTTTGTTGCCAGCACTACAACCAAATAAGGGGAACACCATGCATGAATACACCACAACCCTAAACGGCGAAATCGTAGAGGTCTGGATTGATACCTCTATGCCCTCTTATATGGATAGATTGAATTCTGTTTGGTATGAGGGCGTGAATGTCACTAACTTGCTTGATAAGAACACTCTCACAGCGTTAGATATGGAAGCCGAACGCGCCTACTCAGGAGACATTCATGAATGACAAGATTAAAGACATCCTAACGGCTATTGCATTGGGCTTGATCCTGTGCGCTCTTGCGCTCCACGGCCTTGATGCCCTTTTTTATTGAAAGAAAAGACACCATGAAAACGTCAGAACTGACAGGCGCTGCCCTTGATTGGGCGGTGGCGAAGTTGGAGGGCGCTGAACTTTATATCAGCTATGGCGCTGCCTGCCGAGTTGGTGGGTGGATTGACTATTCAACCGACTGGTCACAAGGTGGTCCGATCATTGAGCGTGAGGGAATCCGCATTGTGAAGGTTGCCCCAACCGTTTGGGGCGCTGTTTACAGCTCTGGTGATATAGGTCGTGAACACTTCGCCACAACACCCCTGATCGCTACCATGCGCTGCTATGTCGCTAGTAAATTAGGTGATGAAATTGATTTGCCAAGGGAGCTGACATGAAATCCTTTTTTCTTGACCTCGCATATGCCGTGATCTTTGTTATCACTGCATTTACACCCTTCTTTGTTTATGTCTACATGATGTAAGCCTTTTTTAATATATTCACGGAATAAACAAAATGCAAAACCCATACAAACTCATTCTCAAATCCCTTGGATTACCCTACAAAACGATCTTAGGTGAATCATCAGCAAAAACCATAAAGGGAGAAAAGATAGGTTATCTGACAGGGATTGTTTACCTAAAACCCGATCACAAAATATGCTCTATGGCACGATCAGCGGGTTGTATGTTTGGCTGTTTGGAATCAGCGGGTAGAGGGGCTTTCAATTCTGTACAGCAAGCAAGGATTAGCAAAACAAGATTCTTCTACGACAATCAGCAAGCCTTTTTGTTGTCCTTTGCTGCTGATGTTTGGTCTATCCAAAACAAAGCCAAAAAACAAGGGTTCACACCTTTGGTTCGTCCGAATGGCACATCAGATATCCCTTATGAGAATCTGATTGTTTGGGATGGTAAGAACATTTTCCAATTGTTTCCGGATGTGCAGTTCTACGACTATACAAAGCACCCAGCACGAAACCTGACAGGCAAAACAGCCGGAAATTATGATCTTACGTATTCATTCAGCGCTATAACACCTAAGCCTATCACCATTAAAGGCTTGCAAAACCCAAACAATTCTAGGGTTGCTGTTGTTTTCCAAAAGCAAGCTGACATCCCTGCAAACTTTAGGGGATGGGATGTGATCGATGGTGATAACACTGATGTGCGACACATAGAACCCAAAAGGGTTGTAGTGGCTTTGTACGCTAAAGGCAAAGCCAAAAAAGATACATCGGGGTTCACCCAGATTTTAGGGGTTCACTATGCATGAAACATCAAACGACAGGTTTCCAGGTGAATCAGAATCCAGAATAGAGCATCTGATGCGGTTCTATCACTGGGGCAGGTTTGAAGCACAGTGCTACTACTATTACGAACCCTTTGATCCTATTGATTGGATGGACTATGACTAAAATTAAACCTGGGGATTTTGGTTCTATCACTTACTTGGATGATGGTTCCTTTTGGATTGTGCAGCGAGTGTGTGAGCTAAATTTGATCGTTATCCATGCGGACAACCCTAAACAATGGAGAGCATGCAAACCATCAGACTTTTGGGTTTTGGTTAACCTAAATTGACAATTCCAAAGAAACCCGGATTTATTCCGGGTTTTTTTGGGCTTGCTAAGTTAGTGAGTACTCACTTCAAGCGCATCGATTTAAACGGCCTACAATCGATTTTCTGGGTTTTGGCATAGTAGGTATGCACCAACACAAAAAGATGCCTACAAAGGCTTTTTAAGGGCGTTCTAGGAGCATTCCCGATTGTGTCTCATGCGCTGCTGGTTTTGGGTTTCGGGTTTGGCGAAGTGAGTGCCCACTTTCCAAAACTTAGGGTAAACCCTGGGTATGGGTGTAAAAATGGGGTATTTTGAAAAAAGTCGCATTTACTTTTTACTAACACGATTTAACCAATTTTTATAAACTCAAAGTTTTTGAAACTTTTGATATTAGAAAGCATTATCTTTTTTGGCGCTAGATTCTAGCAATCTCATTATTGTGATATTCAGAGCGTCAATCTC